TACAGGATGGTTTGTGCCGCTCTGTACGCATGCATATACGTTTCCAGAGTCGGTCACAACATCAATATAGGTTGCATCATTGACATATGCAGTGCCGCTGTCCCATACACCTTTCAAACGCATCGAAACGCCCTGGTCGCCTTTCGCGCCGTCCGGCAGTCTGATCGCCACGCTCCATGCGCCGCCGGGATAACGTTCACGCCAGTACATATCTTCTGCGGTTTGGGTTGCATGCCAGCTGGTTACTCCATCAATGGAGAATTCAATGTCGCGCCCGGAAGCGAGCAGTTCATCAAGTGCAAGATATTTTAAATTATCCTTGGAATCCTGGGCGGCGGCAGTCCTGTAAAGGGGATCGTTTTGAGAAGGGGAAGGGGATGAATCATTTATTATGTTATGGTATTGTATCCCGTCCTGAAGAATAATGGAGTCATCTCCGGAGATATAGCGCCGCGCTTCAACAATCGCTTCTATTTCTTCCGAATTTCCAAGCTTTTCTTCGGCTTCAGGCGTGTTGCAGGCTATCCGGAATGACAATTTGCCGCCTGTCTTGCTGGCCGCGCTCCAGTCTCCGGACATATTCACTTTTGAATTATCGGCATATATCATCAGGGGTTCAAGGAAAACAACCCCGTCATTTTCCAGATAAATGTGATCCAGCGTATGTGAAACCACAAGACTGTAGATATTATTCGCAAGGGTATAATCAGTGTAATCAACATCCTCGGTGTCTCCGGCGGTATTCGTAAGGCGGACAGTTCCAGTCAAGGCCGGCGTTTCGGTGGTTGATTTTACTGGAATTATTGTGACCGCGCCGGAAAGGCCGGCATTCAGTTGCGCGTTTTGAATGCTTTTGATGTAATCCGTATCTACGGCAAGATCGAAAGTGTCGGTTTCGTTAAAGACAGCGGGTGATCCGAGATTATCCCTGAAGCTTATGCAAAGAATTACTATTTTTTCATTAAGAAATAGTTTTGCCCAGTCTCCGCTTGAAAGAGCATTTCCGAATAAGTCGGTAAATTTTCCCGTTTCGTAATTGCAGTAAAGATATATCTTTTTTAGGTTTGCCATATTAACCTCTTTTCATAGCTGTTTTGTTCGGGAACTACCAATCCTTATATTGAAAACCGGACTCGCATTTATATATGAAAGTCCATTGGGTAAAAAGGCAGTACCATTCATCGTTGGGTATAGATTCACCACGGATACCCGCAACCGTGAGCCATGGCGAATAATGATAGTCTGCATCAGTGCTTTGAATGTCAGATTCGATTGTTTCGGAATACACCTTGCGAGTTTTCAAATCATAATAACCCTGCATAGTGCTGAGATCCCTCTGATCCCATACTTCCCATGTGTGCGCTGGTATCTTGCCTATGCTTGCACCATTGGCCAGCCATGTATTGGAGGTTATTGATTTGGGATGGCAAAATCTTATCTGTGACCAGTCGCTTTTACGCTCTACCAATCCCCCAATGTATCCCTCAGGAACAGATGTTAAAGGATAATCCCAGCGCCATCTGCAAAGATCCAGTATTTTCCTTTTTTGGTACAGGTATTCAGGGGTAACGCTGGCAAGTCCATAGGGGAAACCGTAATCGAGGTTTATAATTTCTGAATCTCCTGAAACTTCCAGATATCTCGCCTCCGTCCATGTTGATGGAAGCCATATGCCATACCACCATTTCCATTGAACTTCGCCAGCCCCAGGATTATAATTCCAGTAATTTTCCTCCAACTGGACAAGATGATCGATATATGGATTGTTCTGTGTCAGAAATCCATTCATCTGTCCATCAAAAGCAGATATGAAATAACTGAAATCAAAACCGCCGCCGAACCATTGCGGAATACGCGCCCATGAATCGGTTTTCTTGGCAAAACTACGCTCTCCCCAGCATTCGGACAATTCTTTGAAGACAGCATTACTGCCTTTCAATGCCCCTGCGCTTGTCCAGTTCACGCCTAAATTTCCCCAGTTGCCCATTAGTATGCCCTCGTGCTTGCGTAGATTGCTCCGTAATACCACTGCGTGACTCCAGACAGAATCCAAGTGTCATCGCTTCTATTCCATATGAAATTAGCCTTGCCTAGAATTCGTCTGGACACACGTTCCATTTCGACTGGATAGTTCCCGTATTCACCCGCCACGGGATAAAGACTGGCAGACGCAACCACGGCATGAACCCACGCACCTGTCACAGTATTCCACCACCAATCAAGACAGATATATTGAATCGTCCTTGAAGGTTCGAGGGTGGTTTCATTCACATGGAACGCGTAACAGTATGTGCCAACATCAATTATAAGATAACTGTCAATATCATTGGCATCCGAACTGGAGTTTCCACAAACCTTCACATGTGTTGCATCGGTCTTTTTAAGTGCAAACGGGCCGGTATAATTAAAACCGCCGCCACCTCCGCTCTTCAGTCTTACATTCTCGCCGGTGAGCTGCTCCTCGATCTTCGCAAGCCTGGCATTCACGGCCTTTGTGCTTGAGGAAATATTGCGCTTTGAAATCTTCTGTAGGTCGAGATCGGCGAAATCCGTGGAAATATTCAAGGTATAATTGATGAAATCATATTCGATACTTGAAATAACGGTCCCGACCGGTGTAAAGGATCCACCGGAATAAATCTGCGTCACCATATACCCGAGATAATCAAAGGCATATACATTCTCACTAGTGTATGAAACCGTGTTCCGGATTCTGCCATACCAGGCCTTGGCCAGAGCGGCGAATTTTTTCAGGGCTTCGCGATCATCCTTATAAATAGTCCAAATGCCGACGGACGTTGTTTCATTCCTGTCAATCCTGGTCCCGGGAGCTGCAACCCAGTAATGGAAGCCCGGGACATAGATATTCTTTGTCCTAGCCGCCGGACCGGAGGTTTCCACGCCGGCCATCTTATAGGCAAGTACCGAGTCCGTGAAGATGGAACCTGTAAAAAGGCAGTCCGAATAATCATAAAGCTGCGCGTATTCGGAATCTGCAATTATCGCACTGTTTTTTGAAAGCATATGGGGTAGATGCGGTTTAACTTGGATACCGGGAGCGTCATCCATAATTGACAGACCGATGCTCGGATGTTCCTCGGTATCGTCAGTGATAGTCTTATCGGCGATAAAATAATCACCGTTTTCGCTCTTGATGAAGAAAAGCGGGTTTTTATAATCGGAATCCTTTTTTGCATTGTCTTTCAAAATCGGAAGTTTTCTGTCAAAAGTATGCGCCGGATAGATGATAGGATTGGTTTCTGCATCTGCATAGGTAACAGAGCAGTCGGCTTCATTTACCAGGGGAATAAGGGCAACCTGGTTGCAGTCCTTCCCGTTCCAGCCATTGAATTTCCATGCGCTCCAGAGCTTTTCGTATTTTTCATCCTGGCGTTCGAAATCTGCCTTGCCGGCGTATTCGGTTTCAAGGGTATCATCCCAGTCATTTGCGAGACCGCCTGTGGAAGTTCCTATCTTGAATGTTGCCATGACACGGACCGGCTCGGAAAAGACGCGAACATAATCATAGGCAGACTGCTCAACCTGTGAAATCCGCACATTCTGGAATGACCGGGATGATTCTATTTCCGACCCGAGAGTTGCAGTCTGATTATTCGCCGGAATAATTATTTCATTCCCTATTTTAATTTCAGTTTCAATAATGGAAAAAACATCGATATGCGGAAGATTGTCTATTATCGTCACCTTGTAGGAGAAACCATATTCCGGGCGGATCAGTTCATTGAAACACTGACGGAGCGTCTTACCCTCGGGATCAAGTGACATTGTGATATTTGCGAGGCTTTCGTACTTGCCGGCCAAATCCCATTCAAGTCCGGAAGCGGCGGAAAATTTCAAAAGCAGATATTCGATAATATCGTAGGCCGTCCAGAGATCCGCATAATCGGAATACTCGAAAATATAAGAATCCCCTTGGCGGACTTGTGAGCGGTTTTTGATGAATTCAGAAGTCGCCCCGTTGAACGGAATTATTGCGGTGACATTTCCGTAATCTTTGGAATATGTTTTATCGATATAAACGCGGTCAAGTAGGAAGTCCAAGGAATAGGCGCGGTAAATATTGTTTCCAGTGGGGATCGTTTCATCCCCGGCGGAATATGTTCCCTGCGGGGCATCCTCCTGATTTGCAATGTATCCGGTGAAAATATCCGTATAGACCTCGGATGAATTCGGGAAAGACACCCGGACAAATTTACCGCGAAGGTCAAGAACTGGTTCGGATGTGAATTTAGACGCTCCATTAAGTGCAATGAATCCGTATTTATGTGACAAGACGGCCTGTGACATGGCCGGGGCGGTCTTCTGGCTTACAAAGTCGCAGAAAACATTGGTTGACGGTACTAAGTCGGAAGCATACACACCGACAAGTGAGTCTGAAATATAGACTTTTGGCGGATAGGTTTTTCCGATGGTTGATATTGCGCTCATATTTTTTCTTATTTAAAAATTTAAAACACGCTAAAGCTGTGAACTCCAACAAGAACAGCCCTTGCGGGCTTGACTACAAACGAATTAAAACTTTAGAACTTTCGCATTCCCGCACTTTCGAACTTATTTTAACCCGCCCTCTGGAGTGTCCATTTGCAGATTACGATATATTCGTTATTGTCGGTGGAGGCTAATATTTGCCTGTGATTCGCCGTAACGGCATGGACAAAAACCATCCTGTAAGCCGTGCCGCTCCAATCAATTATATTTACAAACCTCCCTTGGAGAGCCTGATAATCTGTTTTGGCGCGGACGGCAAGGGATTCCGTCCGGAATGTACTGCGTGTTTCAATTTGAAACCTGTCACCGCGCTTTCCCAGCTTACGGAATGTATGCCCGTCAATTCCAGGACGTGTTTCATCTTCAACCCAATCCCCGTAATTGCCGAAATCACCGGACATGGAATTAAAAACGTAATCGTTTATTTGTATCTCGCTTGCCATTATTCGGCCTCCTGGGAGTTGGGATTCTGCTTGTCTGATTTTTTGCGTTTTTCCTCTGCGGCGGCCTGTTCATATTGCGATCCAAGCTTATCAAGGGCTTTCACGAGCCGTTCAATCCCCTCCTTGTCCTTGTATAAAAACTGCCGTATTCCGCCAGTCTCCAGATCATTGGCATATACCGAGGCGAGATTGCCGCCATTTTTAGCCGCCGCAAGTTCCCTGAATGTCTGCGCACCTTTAATATTGACCAACGTATTTCCCCATCCCTGCAACTGCATTGCCTCGTTAAACTGCTTTGTGGCCTCCGCATTTATTTGATCGGGAGTTCTTTTTGAATAAGCCGCCTCTTTTTTCGCTTCGCCTGTGGCGGCAGACTGAACCGCTGCGCCATAAGGCCCACGAGACAATGATTCAATAAAATCCTTTCCCCTTCTTTCATCCGTACCGGAAATTTTGGAGCGGGATTCAACTTCCTCGCTTATGGATTTATATCGGCCAGTGTCCTTGAGTGCGTTCAAAACAAAAGCCTCCACCTCCGGTTTTGTCTTGAGTTTCTCAAGCATAAGCTGTTTATCCTTGTCATTTGCTCCGGCATACCATTTTTGCAGATTGGCAAGACGCTCTATAGTATTTTCGCCCTCCACGGACTTGTAATCTATTTTATTTTTTCCAGTTTTACTGTCAACAGTTTCATACGGAATAATATCGCGTTCGCTTTTTTGCAGGAATCTGCCATACGCCTTTGAAGCGCGATCTCCTTCCTTGTCGCCGATGAGCCGGGCTATGGTGGATTGGATTTTCAACGCCTCTTTAGGCTTGTCTCCGTAAAGTTCGCCGGATATCGCCGTCCTCATCAATCCCATCTGCCCTTCCATGGACGTGATTCCGGAAGCGGCGGTATTACGCTTAAGCCAGCCTAAAATTTCCTCAGGTTTTTTCATGCCAGTTATGTTCTGGGCTTTTATTATTCCTCCTAAAAGGGTTTTAGCATCTCCGCCGCCTTGCTCCTCGATGTCATGCGCCGTCATCATGGCGCCCATAAGCTGATCTTTGTTTTTAGCCCCCTGACCGGACGGGAGCATTTTCCAAAACTCGCTCATTCTTCCGCCGCGTTTCTGGAATTCCCCGGCCATTTTATCAAGTCCGGACACACCTCCCATAAAATCACTTGCGACATTAGCGAGAGCCGCTCCACGGGCTTTACCTATATCCAGATGCACATCCCTGGACAACTCGCGGTTTTTCAGCATTATCTCATAGGCTTTTTTCAATTCGTTGGTGACGGCCATTACGGCACCGGCCAGCGATACCGGCCCGACAAACTGTTTTACAACCCCGATTATTTCCTTTTCAATACCTGAAAACGCCGATTTTCCGGCAGTACCGACATCTTTTAGTTTCCCCTGAAGAGTCTCCACCCGTCCTTCAAGTTGCCGGATTTTGTCTATCAAGAGCTTCTCGCCCTGGGAACTCATGTTGAAAACAATCGGGGGCATAAAAACACCTTAATTACGAATCAAATAAAACTCAAATCTGCGAATGTCGCATTATAATTTTTCAGGTTGCCGCTTCTCCAGAGCCTGTGTCTGGCTCCCCTTGAAGTTTTTTTTTATCTTCAAAATGCGCAAGAATTTCCTTATATCCCTGCTTGTCGACTATGGCCTCGATAATTCCCCGGTAGGCTTCCTGCGTGAATAATCCCAGGGCGGAACATTCGATATCATTGATATTGTAATTGATTGAAAGCGCCATCAGGCAGATGTTTCGGACATCGTTTTCCTCAAGGCTGAATATCCCGGATTCATTGACACTCTGCCAGATAGTGTCCGCCATGTTGACCATTGATTTATATTTCTCCTGAACCTTCCATTTCCATTCACCTTTTTCATCAAGGGATTCATATCTGGGAAGGGAAAAGCGCGGAGTGTCGATCAGAGCCACCGGAATGCGCCATGTACGGTTATCACCCAGGCGGACCATATAGCCCGGTACTCCGTATTCAGTGGAAATTTCGTCAGGAAGAAAATCATTCCGGGTTCCAATCCAGCATCCGGCTATTTCCTGCCATTTATAGCCGTCCTCGGTATATTCAGGCAACATTCCCTCAAATGGGGCAATAAGCAGTCCGCCGACCATATTCCGAGGGCCTGCAGACCTCGCAACCCTTGAATATTTTACAAACCTATATGCAAGCTTCTCCGGGATTGTTCCGTCTTTGAAATAGTAGATTATCGGACTTTTTTTATTCATTGTCATTTTCCCCTTATATGTCCGACTGTTTTCCGTGCGCTCTGGATTACAGTTATGATGTTTGCGGCTGAACTGCGTCCTTCCAGGGATTGGACTTCGAAGATTTCACCGGCTGCATTGGAAATCATGTCGCCATTCTCCGGATCGGCTATATCCGTACGCGCCAGCGTTACAGTTCCGTGTTTCTTCCAGGACTCGCCCGGTGTCTGGAATTCAGCGCCGAAATTATCGTATTCCCATACGGCCAGGATTATTTTTGCCGTGCCACCTTTCGAAGTGTATACGGTAGTTTCCGCAAACTCATCGGGGTTCAGGATGACATTGGCCAGATCTGCGGCTATTTGTTCTTTGAAAGTCATAATTAATTCCAGTTTAATATTTAAGAACAGCCCTTGCGGGCTTAACTACAAACGAATTCCAAGACACAGGCAAGATGCTTGTGCTACATTATCAAATCCCCCATGTGATTTTAAATTCCGCATACAGGATCTTTTCCTCGCCCTCTTTGCCGGAATAGAAGCCGGCAAGCGTAATCCTGTTTACGAGCATCAGGCTGTCAGTTCCAGATTTGTCCATAATCCCTTTTATCACGTCCCCGATTTCATTGGAAAATGTTTTTATGGCATCAGAGGTGTAGCCGGTGGATGTCACGTCCTTTTCAAAAAGGAGCGTCAGACTTGAATCACGCTTAAAACTTGCATTGCCGGATGATGCCGAATCCCTTTCGGAACTCCAGTCGCCTCCCTGATATGTCAGCAGGGCCAACGGCCTTGTAACTCCGGACTCGGCTTCGAGAATGGAGTAGATTCGCTGTTTTGCGAGTATCGCAGAGGCGGTACCGGTGAACGTGTGGAAAGCTGCGACATTCGCAAGAAGATTGGCAAAAGCTTCAACCGGAGCCCCGAAAAGACCTGTAAGCGTGACAGGAGCAGGCATATAACCGTCCTCCTTTTTTTACGCAGCGGCCCATGTGAGGTAATCGTTACCGCTACCGCCATAGACAGGAGTTGTGACAATCGATATTGTGGCAGGCCGTCCGCCGGAAATACCTTCGGCATGGACAAGGGCTTTCTTAAAAGTTCCCGTAAGCGTACCGGATGGAACGCCGCCCTCAGCGAGTTTTCTGAAACTGAAAGATACATCTGCGGTACTGGCACCGGTATTTATTCGCGCCTGAGTAGCCGCCGAAAGTGATGCTGTTTTTACAGTCAATCCGGCTTCCTGCTTGTCGATATAGGCAAGTGTAGGATACGGCTTGCCGTTTTCCCCGGCATTGGTAGCCACGTTGTAACCAAAATTCAGGTTGATATCCTGAATGCCGGTTATTACAGAACTTATGGTCAAATCTCCGATGATGTAGGCATCCCCGTGAACGCCCATCAGTGCGGTTGTGGTTCCAACAATGATCGGTTCCGTAACTCCGTCACTGGATATCGGATAAATATCAATGGACAGTTCAGCGGCCTGTCCCTGGGCTCCTTGCATCGTCATTGGAACAATCAATCCTTTCCCGATCGTGAAACTGATATACCCGATTCCCATTCCGGACGCTTCATCATATGCCCGGAAAACAAGAACTACGGACGTGATCGCGGTAGGAGCCGCTATTAAATCCAGATCATGGGTTTTGAAAGAAATTTTCGGCGTATTTGTCAAAGTCACTCCAAGCGTCGGCAGGATATCGCCTCCTGCGGAGAGTATGGCTTTCTGCAAGGCCGGGGCAATAGAGAGTGAATTGTCTATGATATTTGAAAGGACTGAACCGTTGATGGAAGAGGCCCACGGGGTATGCCTGGCGATGTCTGACATTTTAAAGCTCCTTGTTTTATAATTTATGCCTTTCCATAGCTGTTTTGTTCGGGAAAATTAGAGAATGGCGCGACCGTAGCTCTTGGAAGTGGCTGTCCCGGTAGTCTCCAATTTGTTTATTTCGTCGGTCAGGAACATGTTGAATACAAGTTCCAGCTGGGATTTTTCGGAATCGTTCCAGTCTACAATGGCCAGCTGCTTATTAAACTTACCGGGATAGTACATATAGGCGTATTTCGGCAGGCCTTTCCAGTTGATTTTAAGATTCTCGTTGGATCCTGTGAAGTTATACGAACCGTAAAGGAACGCATCCTTCATGTCCCCAGTTTTTACAAAGGGCTTATCGGTGTTTTTACCTTTTCTTATCTGCCAGAATAAAGTACGCCAAGATTTTCTCTCGCTGGTCTTATTGCGCTGAAAATCCTTCTTGTAGTTTTTCTCGTAGGTGTTCGGATAATCCTGGAATGCCGACCGTTTGAAATGTTTCGGTCCGAAGTTTTCGTGCCAGTAGGTAAAAGTCTTTTCCAGGGCGGCGCGGATGACTGTTGGGATCTGCGCCCTATATGCGGCAATTGCGGCGGCTGGTCGATCAGATGCACTGGCAACCATGCGTACAGCCTGTGTCATGTCTCCATACGATGCCATAATTCACCTATAAAAAAAACGGCGCGGTCAAGGGGATAACCGCGCCGTTTGTGGCATGGGACTATCTACTCAGTGATGTTGCTCAGCAGGTATCCCGCCTGTACGTTGAAAAGTTTTTCAACTACCTGATGGCGAACGCGGACATAAACAGATCTATTCTTTTTCCACTCGTAGGATTCCACGGTTGAATTGTCCGGAGAATCCGCAACCCATAGAATCGTTCGGCCAAGCTGTGGGCCGGCCTTCAGATTCTTGTCTTTGCTGCGGATGAACAGTATCGCATATTCATCATCCCAGATGTCCGCCGCATTGTCCTGGGCGGCGGAGAAACATATCTGGTTGATCGCGAGAATGCTGGCAATCTCGGCGGCGGTAGGAGGAAGAACCGACATTACAGAGCCAGGTCCTCCCTTGCGCATATTCTTCATTTCAGTAGTTTTGCAGAGGTTCCTGAAAACCTTCTCAGAACATCCGAGACAGATCTCGCCGGAGATGACTCCGCCGACCTGCTGTTTGAGTTTTGGGATCAAGTCCTGAATATCTGAATACGGGGTTCCAGTGGGTTTGTTCCATTCAGTCCCAACTGCCCCGGTGAATCCGGCGAAAGCGGTAGGATTGAAGACAACTGCGGCGGCGCGTTTCTCCTGATTTCTCAGGTTGTGGAGTTCCACGTTTCTCGCGGCTGCGGCTTCGGCGTCGAACCATGAACCGAGCTGTTTGGATTGGCCGTCATCAACCGGCTCCTCGAGACCGTATTCCTCGCAGTTGTAATCGATCATCTTGTATTCGCTCTGCACTTCATCGTAGTTGCCGCCTGGTGCGCGTTTCCCGTTTGACACGGGTTTAGCAACGTTATCAAGTACAAGTCTGGGGAACTGTGCGGATTTAACCTGCGATTCAAAAATCGGCAGGATTTCCGTAGCCATAAACTGGCTTTTCAGTTCATCACTGTATTCCATCAGGACATCGGCAAGATCCTGTCTGATTGTCGCGTCTACTCCTGGTCTCATTGTATGATTCTCCTTATATTAATTTTTGGGTTACGAGGCCTTCATGATTCCGGCGGCTTCAAGGGCTGCGAGAATCTCGTTGATTTTAGTTGCCTGGGCGGCGTTGTCGGCCTTTGCGGCGTTCAACTGTGTTGCAAACGACTTGCAATTGTTGGCCAGGACGATATTGAGATCCCTTTGTTTCGCCAGCTCTGTCGTCACTTCCTTCAGATTGTTCTGAGCGGTTACGGCAAGCGTCACCAGCTCAATAATCTTTTGCCCGAGCGAGGATTCGTTCTGGAGCAGCGGAGTGATCGCCGTCACAATTGCGGTGTCCACCTGAGTAGCGGAAGGCGTTGCCTCTCCGGCGCAGGCGGGAGCGGCATTTGGATTAATCGTGTCGCTATGTGTCGCGTCCTTGCCGGTGCTATCAGTGACAGTAACGGGAGCGGCTTGGGCGGCTACCGTTCCATCAGCAGTTCCACCGCCGTTGTCGGTCAGACTGTCCGTGTTGATTTCTGCCGCCGGAGCGGTGTTTGCCGTACCGGTCATATTGGTTAGCGTCAGATCGGCCTGTGTAACAGCCGCCACATCCGCAATGTGATTCTGGATTGCGAGGAGATCGGCGGGAGTCGCCTTGATAATCTCAATTTCATCACCGTCCGCAGAGGAAACTTCCTCGTTGGAGGTTCCGACGGGTTCCCCGGAAACGGTTGCGGAAACTTTTCCGTCGTTTGCACCATAACATTTGCCATTGGAGGCAATTACCCCGGATGCAGTTATCAGGAATGTTCCAGGATCGTTCCAGAGTTTTACAACTACGGAGGTGTTAATCGCAGCATTCTGCGTTGTCACGCCGATTGAATCCTCCCCGGCATCGGCATATACGATGGTATTGCCGGATTTCTTTACCCTGCGGTTGGCTTCAAGAGCCTCTCCGGCGGTTAAAGTCTTCATCAGATTTGAAACTGTGTTCATTTTTCCCTTATCCTTTCAGTCTCCAGGAGACTTTTATTTTTTGTTGGTTCTCTCGATGTATGCCGCGTGAAGCTTAGGGAACTGCTTCACGACCATCGGTATGGCTTTGGCTTTCGTGATCTTCATTGAGGCCATGATTTCCTTAACCTTGCCCTCGAAGGTTTCCTTGCCTTCGTCTCCGCCACCTTCACCGTTCGCACCAAGGGGGATTGTGCCCTCTTTAAGGCCTTTGATTTGTGCATCCTTGGCCAGGACGTCGGTTTCCAGGGTTTTGATCTTGCCGTTTGCCGTTTCGAGAGCCGCTTTTGCATTGGCTTCAGACTGCTTCAACCCGACAATTTCCGTTTTCAAGTTCCCGACAAATTTAATTGCCGCATCTTCGAGCTTCATGTCTGCGGCGTAAGCTTCTGTCGCGAACTCCGCACCGAAAAGCTCTTTCATTCTTGAGAGGAGTTCTTTGCTCATCGTCTCTTTTCCTTTCGGTTTGTTTTTATCGTCGTCAACATTGTTCTGTGTACTTAAGCCAAATTGTTCGGGAAAGAACTTCTTTGCACCTTCCGGGATATCTTTAAATTCACAGTGTCCGGCGAAAGCGGCCACTTTCATTTCAGGAAGCAATTCATCAATAAAACCATTGGCAAGGGCCTCTTCGGCAGTCATCCATGTAGTTTTATTCAGGAGCGCGTTTACATCGGCTTCAGGAAGCTTTCCCCTGGAGACAAGTTTATTTACAAAATTCTTCTGGATCTTATCAAGGAATTCGGCATGATTGCGAAACTCATCGGCGTTACCGTCAATACTGGCCCATGGCTTATGAATCATCATGTAGCCGTCTTTCGCCATCTTGCGCTTTTTAACCGACTGGACAAGCTGGGCGGCACAACTGGCGGCGAGACCCTCAACAATTCCGGTTATTTCACCGGTATGCTGTTCAATCATAGTCGCAATGGCGGCGGCATCCATAACGGATCCTCCACGGGAATGAATCCGGATGTTTATTTTTTTATGATTTTTCAATTTGTCGAATTCATTTTTGAAATCCTGCGCCCTGATTCCCCACCCGCCAATAGCGTCATAGATGGATATTTCAGCTTCATCGGCGGAAAGAGCTTTGAATTCAAACCATTTCTTACTCATTTTCCTGATCTCCTGTGGTTTTCGTCTTTTTGATTTGCTTTTTATTCGTAGTCAATCCGGTTTCGCTGTCGATTGTCTGGATAGTTTTATCTCCAGGTTGACCGAGGATTACGGGACAATTTGCCTTGCGACGATCATCCCACTGTTTTGCCAGCCTCTTGACAATCTGCTGATCGTCTTTACCGGTTCTCTTTGCCACATCGTCAAACGTCTGGAATGTGTACCCGATAGCCTTTGCATCCGCTTCAAGTTCATTGAGAGGATCGAGATAGTTCCAAACCGGCTGTGTCCATTCATGTTTCAGATATCTGAAAGGCTCCTTAATGCTGGCAGGAGGAACTAGGACGCCATCCGAAACACCCTGCTCGATAATCCACTTGTAATGGCGTTTTGAAAACCTCTTTACAACTGAATAATGTTCAAAAAAGGCTTTCCGGGCTTCCATAAGCGCCGCCCTCGCGGATGCCATGTTGCCTTTTGTGAAGTCAAGTAATACAAGTTCAATCGGAAGGGAAACGCCCAGGCCGGCAAGCCGTGCAAGCATTTCAACAATAACCTGAAAATTTATCGAATCCCTTTTGGGCTCTATCATTTCCAAATCTTTAAGGCCCATATCCCCGAGATTATACAAAGCCCCGGGAAACATTTCGGTTACAGTCTGTTTTTTCCCAGTGCCTGTATCTGTTTTCGTTTCCCCCGGGAAAGGAAGTGAACCAACCGATCCACCGCTATCCGCCGGAGTAAGTTTCATGCCAAGTGCAGAACCAAGTTTTATGCGAAACTTCTCGTATGTGAGTATCTGCATCATGTCCCGGAGATTATCGATAGATGAAAGCAGGCAGGTGATCCCGCGCCACTGGTCAAAACGGTCAAACGTAAATGAATGCTCGATATCACGGCTAAACACCTGGCGAAAATCAGATTGCACCAGATTGCCGTATTTATCTGTCCGAGTCAAGAAATAACTGATCGGAACTCCATTGTCCGTTACTTTTACGCCTTGGCGAAATGAAACATCTTCGGCGGATGAATAAATACGGGGAGTTGCGCACCTATGGGCTTCAATGCCCTGAATTTTGCGTACATTTGTGAAAACCGTGAAGAAATCCCCGTCTTTAAGAAAGCAGCGCAAAAGCGTTTTCTGATAAACATTGAGCGGCATTCTTTCGGTGATATCAACCACTTCACAGCGTTCGGCATAGTAATCTTCACAGTCCTGATTCCATTGTGCGTCGTCAGTAGTTGCATTCGGCAAAATACCATCAGCAGGAATTACATTATTGACCATTCGGTCGACAATACCGTCAAGAACGGGATTCTCTTTGCACATGATGCGGATCAACTTGTGCATATTCTGGCGGTCCGTGGAATTTACAAGCCGCTCATCAGTATCCGTAAATCCGCGCATTGGAGATTGTCCGCGCTTGTCAATCCTAAGCGGTTCAAGGGAGCCCAGTACTTCAAACTGAGCGCGTGAAAGAGTGCGTTTTACAGCCATTCCAGGCGCGATATAGGAAAGTGCCCTGTCAATAAGATTCTGGTTCATTGTCCGCCCTCATGATTAAACGTTGGGAGGATGACCGGGGCGGAACCGCGCTGCTCTTTTTTAACCTCGTTTTGGTAGTATTCCTGTAGTCTTTGGAGTTCACCAAGGTTTGCCCGAGTGACGGACTGACCCTTGACGGAATAAGACTGCCCGAGCGTGACTGCAACGATAGCATTCTGTATTATCTCAAGCATTTCGGAGTTTGTTTTGAGCGCCATTCCCGATAATCCTCTTTTTATAAAGCAGGATTGTTCGGGAGTCGAGAGATAATCAGTTAGCCCAGTCCTCGGGGGGTTTTTGCTCGTAGACCGTTTGTTTCTGCTTATTCAGCCCGGCAAGTTCCTTGAGTTTTTCCCTGTAAAGGTAACGTGCGGCCAGCTGCATCACTTCAAGATCCAAAAGATGATTAGCCTTATGAAACTTGTGCCATTCCCGCTTTGTATTGCCTTTTTTGTCTTTAAGCTCCACCGGCCCCTCAGCCATAATCTGATGGGCATAGCCGTCACTTGTCTTATTGTGCAAAAACCAATCAGAAAGCGTTGCATCAAACTGGCCTTCGGGTGTTATTCCGCGCTGGATGTGCAAAAGCAACTCTTCTTTGAAAAATATCGTGTCGATATGCATCAGGTTAACAATTCCGGGCAGATCCTTTTCACTTCCCGGATATTTATTTATTTTCTGCCAGCGGATGGGGACTGTCTGTAGACCGTCTTGTCCTTTCGTTGCGATCAGGTACGGTTCAGTTAAGACATATTTGTATACTTCCAACGTCCTATAACCGGAATCTAAAAAGGAAAGTATGGGGGAATAAGGCTGTTTATTCAAATCCGGATAAACTTTTCTGCGAATGTCGCCAATATCCTCCAGAACTGCGGCGGTACCGTATTCAACCAGCCAGCTTTTTGAAAGTGAATGGGCCCGGATAAGATACCAGATGTAAGCGGCCTGAACGTCCACTGTGGTTATTAGCATGACTGGCTCAGTGGTTGGAACCGTACCCGGCTCGTATCCCAGCCGGTGCGCAATTATCTTATTCTTGTCGGCCTGTTCGCCTTTTTCCTCCCAGAATTCAGCCGCGAAGTTATTCACCCAGTTCATCAACTCTACGGGATCGTCTTTCGCCTTGATGAATGCAACGGCAGCTTTACCGAAGCTTACCCATGGGGCATACCATGACGCAAGCGTAAATGACCTGTATTTCGCCTTTGGATTCTCAGCCTTCCATTTGCCGGCTATAAGCATCAAGGGCTTATGGATATCCTTGATTTCCTTGCCGCATTCAACGCATTTCACATAAGTTTCATCATGGACACGGTTCAAATACTCTGCAAACTTTTCATCTTCCTTACGTGACGGGTAAATAAAATTCTTGAAAACAAGTTTCTGCATGGTCATGCAATGCGGACACGGAATCTCATAGCTCTCACGGGTTCCATTATCATATTCGTTATAGCCTGGATCTGTCTTTTTTTTAGGCGTGCTTGTGTCAAATATGCGAGCCATCCAGTCATAAGAGGTTGTCCGGGCTTCGGAGTTGCTCAAGGCTCCCTGATCGAATTTTGCAATTTCATCCCTGGAAAGAAAACAAACCGGTTCCGAGGAAATCATCGTCTCCGAGCCTGCCCAGGCTAAAGAAATATCCATTCGGTCAAGGGCGTATTCGAATAAATTCAATTCGGTTCCCTCGGGAATATGTCTGCTGAGGACGGCACTGTCATTGATAAGGGGCTGCAAATGTTTTGTGGAACGTCTACGGCAAAACGACTGTGAAGGAAAAACAACCATAGTTGCCTTAGGATCCTGATCAATAGTGTAACCGATGGCGCATTGCTGCATCAACGTCTTGCCTACCTGTGCACCAAATATGCAGACAACACGCGACACATGCTTTATCGCCCGGAGGGGTTCGCGCAGATATGGAGTAATCTCGAAACGAACAAAGCCAGGATGTCGGGAAACACGTGAAGATAATTCCAACTTGCCTTCCGCCCATTCGTCAATTTCAATATTATCCGGGGGAATAAGACCATCGGAAGCGTTGCCAAATATCTTTATTTTGATATCGTCAATGTGTTTTTGATATAGGGATTCCATTTAAGTCTTCATATCTTTTATATCACTGGCCAAATGCCGCAGCGCGTCCTCAATCTTTAAGCGCAAAAACTTCGCGATAGCGTCCGGTTCAGTCATTCCCGCCAGTTGGTCGGCGGCGGCATATGGCAAAGAAAGCATATCGGTCTTAACCTTTGAGAATATCCGCCCCATCCATTTTTCAACGTCACTGACTAGGACAATCTTCTTTAGATCCTTGTCTATTTCGATGCAGGCTTGCGTCATATTCCTGTATTCCGCCGCGAATTTTGAGAGGCTTGTAGTCTCGGATGTGATCTGCGTATCGCCTTTTATAACCTTTTTCGCAAGCCGTTGCCTGGTAATTTGGAAAAGCTGTCCGACTTGTTCAGTCGCCTGGAAGATGTCAAAAGCTTTTTTTTCTTTCTGCTCTTCAGGCTTTTTCTGCTCTTCTGGTTTTTCCTTGATCTCCTGGATTATGACCGGCTTTACTTTTTTCTTGCTAAAATTTCCGCCAATATGCGCTTCCAGGCGTTCAGCATATTCATGCCGACCGGTTTGGTATAACCATCTCTGCATCTTCACAAGATCATATACTACTGGCACACCTCTGGCGGCTTCAGGGGATATTTTAGCGGCCCGGTAGGATGGTTCCCCGCGCCATTTCTTCAAGGTTATGTCCTTGACTGCCAATATCTTAATTAATTCTTTGCTTGTCATATATTGCGCTTCCAGTAGTATATATAAGTAGTATATTTAACTTTTGAAACCTTTTATGTACGCAAAGGTCGAGATGCTGACGACCCTCGTGGCTTTTGGCTCGCAGGGAGTACCTCTAGGGGGGAGGCTATAGGCTGCGGCTTACCTGTAGGTTTCAACGCCTTATATGCTGGCTTCGTCATATTATCGTCACACTTAGTTTTTGTTTTATCCTTACAAAGTCTTGTCATTACGCTCTTTATCTCGCGTGTATACATCTTATCCGCATGTTTCGCCCTCTTGCGATGCATATATCTCAACGTCTTTAATTCATCTAAATAAGCTCTAAGTTCTTTACTCATTAAAATTAAACTCCAATTGTATATGTTTTACGGGTTTACTCATAGGCTTTATATCGGCTAGAATCTGCTTAGTCCTTTGCTTCAGGGTTTTACATACTTCCTGAAGGAAGCAGAAATAACTTGAATCATTCTGCATAATGGTCAGTCTGGCAACCGTATCTATCTCCACTATCCTGGCCCTATGACGGCCAATCAGACGAGGTTCTATTTGCAGTCCATTATCAAGCGTACAGCCACGCATGACGCGTGTAATATCATCGTAGGTCAATTCTGGATAGAGCGTCTTTATACAGATATAATCAAACGCGATTGGCTCTTTTAGGCGGATGTGAAACAACTCTTTGATTGCATATTTAAGGGCAGCACACTTTGAAAGTGATTGCACTTTGCGGGGAATGGGAGTTCCTGAAGAGATAAATGTATTCTCAATATCTTCCAGACATTTTCCAGAAGCTTCATTATTACATGATAAGGCACGGTCTATCGCATCATAATCAAATTCTATGGATGATTCCCTAGAATCAAAGAGATCGTTTATTTTTGAAGGCGTTCCAACCATCTTTGGCACCTTGTATCCCTTGCGGTATTACGGTATTACATAGTAATACATATTTCAATTATTTTTTAAGGTAAACCTCAGATTTGAACTCCTTATGTTTTTTAGCTTCACGGATTAAGTTGAGAATTTTAATCCTGATTTCCAAAAGCCTGCTTATCTTTTCCCAGTCAGCAAACGGCTTGTAAGATAAGCCAGCATCAAACTTAAGAGGGCAACCCAAAGCGGCATCGTCAATGTAAATATTCGCATAGACTTTAGGGCTATCGGACCATGCCTTTTGTTCCGGATTGCTGTTTATCCCGTAAAAAATAAGCCCCATTGATTTACAAAAATCAATAGCGGCAGTTAATTCACTGCCGCTCCTTATTGTATTCAGTATGATAAGTGCGCCCATGTCCTGGAGTCTATTCAATACATCAAATGCCCCGATATCTTTGCCGATAAGCGGATAAGCATGGGTGACTATAGTACCGTCAAAATCAACGGCAATTAATAGTTTCCCTTTGTTTTTTTTAACTTTTTCAGATTCTACTGTGAATTCATTAAATACTTGTGGAGGTAAAATTTGCCTTGTTTCCATAACAATCCTTTCAGTTTTATTTTATAAACAACATCTCTTATATTTTTTTCCGCTGCCGCATGGACAAAGTGCATTTCGCGCAATTTTTGGTATGTTTTTCTTTAAAATTCCAGATTCATTTGAAATAAATCGCAAAGATGCCTGAGGAACGGAATCTGCGGCTGTGATTCCATCCCATTCATATCCAATACAGTCGACATTGCATGTTTGCAGCTTTGGATTATGTCCGCATCCTCCATTTTTTTTGCTTGTTTTACAACTTCTTTCTCCCCAACTCATATCATCTCCTTTGGATACTCCCGTCTTCTCAAACTGTTCGGCGTTTTAGAATGCCAAGGCTCCTTAAAGAAGAATGGAACGCCAGCATCATCGCATTGGTCAGCAATGTTCACCGCCCATTCCCATTTCATTAACCTTGCCCCGGAGCCAGTCTCAGCGCCACATGCAATCCAGCCTATCTTCCTTGATGGACAAGTATCATTATCGCATCCATGGTTACCCCAATCAATACTGCCCCAGTCATTGCAAGCCTCTCGGGTACACAGCTTCTTACTGAAATCTATATTCCCCAGCAACGGCTCTATTGACACCCATCGGTTTATTCCTTCGATGTTTAACAGATAAGGAGCGCGTTCATCCCATTGCTTTTGATTCTCTACTGATATGCCGAACCATATGTTTTGAGGAATACGTTTTGCGAGCTTCTTGTAGCGTAGAATTGCCTGACGCATCCTATATTCGCGCTTTGTCAGAATAATGAACGTGTGCTTATCGGCAATGCCGCATACGTTGAAAACATCCTGAATCATGTAATCGGCTATTGCATCATGGAACAAATCCCCCATGAACTGCACCCCGATCCGTTTGGATATGCGGCAAGACATCGGTTCATACAGTTCCTTTTCATCAATGAAAGGCTTTCTAATTCCCGCATACGCTTCTCTTTTATCTTGTGGAATCTTAGGGTTTTGAGATAGGCGATTACACATTCTCAAGTGCCAACAGTTTTGACAGCCGGCAGATACTGGCGTACAACGCATTGCTATTGGGTTCCACGTGTGGGTTAGATACTGGATTTCAGTCTTTTGCATATCAGCTCCTTTTCCCGCCGTGCCTATGGGGTCTTGTGGCGTTGAACATATGTTTAAGTTCTATTGCGGACCGAATATCCACGTTGAATTTTCGGGCTGTATCAAAAGCGCGGATTACGATATCCGCCAATTCTTCTTCAAAACATGTCAGCGACCTTATGCCGGCAACTGCCATTTTATAGGTTTTATCGCATGGTTCATGTAGTTGGTTGTTTCTCCATGCTTCATGCAACTCGCTTACCTCGTTATGGAGGTTATTGCAGGCGCTTTCAATAAAAGCATCTTCGGTGATTGTTTCGGAATGCCAGCCTTTTTCCCATGCCAGTTTATGTACTGCGTCCGCGATTTCATCCACTGTAATCATTTTCCCATTCTGCCCCATAATCTTACCCTTTCATTTTTAATTATATCAATACCCTTTTGCCCGGCATTCTTTGCAGGATTCGCATTCGCAGTCGGGTAATAATTTTTTAAACTCAATAACCCATACAAAAGGATTAACATCCCATCCAAAACCGCGATCTTCATTAAGTGAATTCCAGAGTTTTAAAAATGCAGTTCTCATACCCTTTGTAAAACCCATATGCCAAGCTTCAAGATCGTATATTATTCCCTCTGCCTGGCAGTCTTCTGGCGTTATATCCTGCAATTTCTCAGTATGAATATTGATAATTTCAAGTGTAATTCGGGAAGCCCATCTTGGCATATGGATTGACGGCCTAAATGGACCTTCATCGCGATTATCGGCGGCATAGGATAATGAGCATTTTTCTGGTTTTTGTTTTGGAATAATTTTATACGGATATCCGATTTCATTTCCGCCTATATAGTCATCATATGAAACATCATAAACATTCCACGTTTCCCTTACCCATAACCGATCCCCTGGCTTGCCATAAGGACACTTGATCCAATCATCCGCATACCTAAAGAGTAAGTTGGTGAGAATAGAATAATGATCATTTTTTATTGCGAATTGCAGTACTCTATTGAACTGCGGCTTTATTATCCGTCTTGTCTTGGTTTTCCTTTCTTCAAGAATAGCGCGGATCATTTGAGTACTGAATAAAATCGGAGATTCTTTCATTTTTCCGCCTTCCTTCCGCACTTGAGGCACACACCGTTCCAGATAATCGAACACTTGCAATCTTTCATAATTCCCTTATTTCCTCCTTGATTTCCTTTAATGCCTTTGATGTTTTTTCAGCTTTTCTCTCTGTGTGGCTTCGATTACCGTCGATATAACCTCCTGCACCAGGCGTTATGTCTTTTAATACGGCAATTGGCGAAGTGGCTACATCAATGGAAGCCACAAGTATTTTACCTAGCAGACCCATAGTCCTCTCCTTTCATTTCGTTGTCTTTTTCAATTTCTATTTTCTCCATATTTTTTGATATTTTTATCAAATCCAGTAAGGCATGAAATTCCCGTATATCCTTATGAGTTATTTTGAATTGTCGCATGGGTTTTTCATTGTATTCAGTTCCTTGGTCATTCTTATACTGACAGGCGTTTAAATAATTCTTTTTGTCGTTAAAACTCGTACATTTCAGCAAAATACTGGTTTTGCCGTCTTCGCTCCATGAAAACCATCGTCCTACATAAACACGTTCTGGAGTCTTGTTTACGCATCCGAAACGCACCTCTCTGATTAAAAATGGTTTTCTTCCCCAATAATTTTCCATTGCGAGACAGGCCGACATATTGTAATTCTCCTTATCGCAACCACATGCAATCGCATAAAACTTCTCATTCGAAAAACCGTGACAGTAATATCCGCCCCCGATTGTCATTTCCTTGAAGTCGTCAAGGTGGAATTGAATGCCATATTTTATGCACAGCTCAACCACGTCTTGAGCACAATGATCAACACGTAGTCTTGACCTGTGCATCTGATAGCCCTGTTCCCAAATCACCTTTTTAAAAATCTCAACTGCTGGACTTTCTTTTTTTCCCATAATTCCCCTTTCTTTCCGTCTACAGCAAAGACGGTTCATTTAGTTTTTCTTTTATGGCCAGCACTTCCAACTTCAGGAAGTACGGATAACGCCCACTCTCAATCGCCAGATTCGCGCTTTGCTTGACGAATGAATCACATCCGCATGCTGTCAATGCTTTCAGGCATTCATGCAGCTGCTTTGCGGTTAATTCGCTGAATGCCTGGTCAACACGGTCGGCCTCGGCCTGCTTGGCATAGCTTTTCATTTTACACCTCTGTGTTTATACCAAACCTGAAAATCAAAGAAATCCTTTGAGGCAAAAACGGCATGTGAATTGCTCCAGAAAGCCAATTTTATAAACTTCTCTTCATCTGCCGAATTGTGTATTTTGCTATCCCTCATAAGAAATGTCCTTTGACCATGTCTTTTGAGTATTAACAGCCTTTCCATTGCGGATTCAAAGCCGCCTGGCTCCGCATATACATACCAATGCGCTCGGTTTATCCCATTACGTTTTAATAATTCAATGCCGTTTTCCACGTGATTGCGCAAATTGATATTATCGAAGGAAAAGCGATACTCCTTATGTTTTATGCTTTTCAATTCCTTGGCGATTTCATTTGTAAGTAGACGCACATCCAATCCTTGATTAAAATCCACTTTCAGATTTTCTTTTCTCAACTGTTCGCAGATCATGAAGAAATGTTCAGGCAAGGCAAGAATATTGTTATCCAGCAGGGTTATTTCGCGGCTTTCTGCATCCCATAAGTCATAAATATCCCCAACAGCCTTAACCGTGCCTTCTTTTTGGGGAACAATGCAGAAAGAACAATTCCTGATGCAACCACGTGAAGTAAAACCAAGATTTATTTTTGGTTTCACTTTTTCAATTTCAGCCGGCAGTTTCACATTAAGTGAATATCCGCTTCCGCCTATTGTGGCTTTGGGATCCAACTCCCATTCTGAAAGTTTATGTCGATTGAACGTAAATATGCAAGAGACATATATCTTTTCTGCCCAGTCTCTAAACATCGGATCATATTCAACTTGATCCCCACTTTCCCTGTGATATTTCTCAATCTTTGCAAGGGCAAAGTTTGGAATGGAAGAATCAATGTTGATAATCAAAATTTTCATTTTGACACCGCCTGTTCAAGTTTGAAATTAAACCGCGCCGATTCGTTCAATTTGGCTGGAACCCCTTCCTGTCGGAGATTCTTCACCTCGTGACAAATCATCGAAAACGCGCCTTCGCCGATCAAAGCCTTCGCCCTGCGATAATGGTTTAATGTTTTTTTATCCATGTCCACTTTGGCCAATTCCAGACAGTTCATATCGTCCTCATTTAATTCAGGCAGCGGCGGAGCCGTTCTCCTTTTATATTCCTCCGCTGATTTTCCACAGGCAATCCAGACCCGGTACAGCTTGCTTGCCTTGTGTTTTTCTTCCGTATTTTCTGTATTCTTCCCTTCTTTTCCGCTTCCTGTCGCGGCGAAGCCGTTAGGCGAAGCCGGATCCTGAAAAGAACTTTTCAAGTTCTCCGACAGAACCGATGGATTCGGATTCGGAGTCGAAGGTTTTGAGACGTAAGCCGATTGCGGCGGAAGCCGGCAACTCCCTGTTTTTATTCCATTTTCCCCACTGACGACTGACGACTGACGACCAGCGACTTCCCCGGTAGAACCGCTTTCTTTTGTCTCTCGTTTTTCTTTCGGAGAGTTATTACTCTCTTCTTTCGACTTCGCCTCCACCTTCGTGCGCGGTTGTCTGTCATTTGTCTGACACATGCCGGGCAACTGTCCGGCATCTGCCTGTATGTCGCCTGACGGATCGGGGTACTTGCTTTTCTCCGCCCGCACTCTCTGGTTGAATTTCTCGATCAGAATGAAAGGCTTGTCCGTTGCTTGGTAGACACGGATCAGTCCGGCTTTCTCGCACATGGCGATCCAGCGGGAAATGTCGGTGTCACGGATGCCGTCCTTCAGCGGAAACAACGCAGAGCGTAGCAGGCGCGGATCGCCTGTAAACCTCCCGTAATCGTCGGCTTTCATTATCAACCGTGTGAAAAAAACCTCGGCTGGCCAGTCAAGGCCGTTCACCTTATATGAATCAGTCCAATCCCTTAAAACTCTTGTTGGCATATCTAGTTTTCCCTATTGTGATTTGGTTTCATGAATACCATCCAGTGAGTTTTTGCCGCCTTACCGCATCTCTGTCCGACAAGCGGCCGCTCAGGTGTGAGACTTAAAATCTGTGATACGGGAATATGAATTTCATTCCATTTGAAGATTAATGTTCCTGATGGTTTTAAAACCCTGAAACATTCTGCAAAACCACATTTTAGCATATGTTTCCAATCACCTGCCAACTTGCCGTATTTCTGCACCTGCCAGCCATTTAAGCCGCCTCGTAGAAGGTGAGGCGGATCAAAAACAACCATTGAAAAACAACTGTCTAAAAATGGCAATGACGTGAAATCAGCTAGAATATCCGGCTCGACTTTTAAAA